TTGCTGTTTCAAGATAGTCTTCAAAACGTAAACGAGTTTCATGCTCTGACTTCAAGTACCAAAGGTATCCTGTAGCACCATTCTCAGTAGTTACTTCTATCCAACCAATTTGAGCCATGTCTGAACCATTTACTTCATACTTATCTTTGATGATAATAGGCTTGTTAGTAAAGATTTCATCTTCAGCTTCCAAAGAACCTACCATTCCTGCAGTTCCTTTTTTAAATTCAGAACCGTAAACAAATACAGTACAAGTCATTCCGTTAATAATAGAAGGAGTAGCCTCATAGAAAGCTATTTTAACAACTAAATTTGTAACACTTACAACAACTGCTTTGTTACTTAATCCTGTTGCATTGTCTTGAATTAATAAAGTTTGGTTAGCTCGAATAGCTGCAGTAGCACCTACATTTGGGTCATTGACAGTAAAATCTATTGTTGTTAAACCTGAAGCTGCTGATGTAACACAGCTTGTATACTTAGTATGTAAACGACCTTGTTCAGCCCATATTATTTTGTCTGAATTTGATGGTAACTCCGCTCCTACTAAACGTAAGAATGAAGATACTGTACGATTACCATAACGCTCAAATTCTTTCTCATAAGTATCAGGAAGATACTGATTTAAAAAGCTAAAGCTTGTTACATAGTTTGATGATACGGCAACTTGCTCTGCACTTGGCTGCAAGTTAAAACCGGGGGTTGATAATATTGCCATTTTTTTTTGTTTTAGTTTTTATATTCTTTTTATACTTCTAATTTTTAGTCCGTTTCCGGATTCAGGGCTTAGAGACTTGACCTGTACGCCTTCGGCTCTTGAACCTGCTTCAGATACTTTACGCTCAGACATGTTTATGTTTTTTATCTTACGCGTAACATCATCCGTTGCATCAGCTTGTCCTTGTTCATAAAAGAACTTAGCAAACTTTTCAGGGTTCATTGCCATAGCTAACGATTTATGATATCCCTCTGCGTCTTTCATTAAACCATTCTCATCTAAAAACTTATTAATAAAGTTTTGTGGTGTTGAATGATTCTTTTTAATCTCGCTTAGATTACCGGGAGAAAATGAAAATTTCTTGTCGTTTATGTTGAAATCAAAACCTTTGAAATCATCGTTCAAAACTTCATTTGTCTTTTGGTCGAACCATTCTCGCTTACGCTTGTTTGATTCCTCAATAGTCGCTGCTTCCTTTGTGTATTGTTTGTATGCCTCGAATACTTCCTTTTCTTCATCCGGAACATCTAAACCTCTTGACTCAAGGGGTGCAGAGTATTGTTCTTTCTGTTCATTGAAGTATTTCTTAGCTTCTCCAATAGCCTTTTTCTTTGCAATCTTTGTTTTCTTAATAAAAGAATCATCATCTAAATCTTCATCGAAATAATAATCTTCCATTAATGCATCTATATCATCTGAATCCAAATCTGAATTTGTAGAATGTAGATATTGCTTTAATAGGTCATCAGAATCCATATTGTCAAAATCCTTATTTAACTTTATGTAATCTTCAAACCCTCTTCCTGTGTCCTTCTTATATTTCATATAAGCAGCAACATCGGAAGGAATTTCTTCTGTGATATTTCTTTCAGCCATTAATTCATCAAATGAATTAATTTCTTTATTATATCTTTTCCCAATATATGAAAGAACTCTTTCTTCGCTTAATTCATCTTCAGGTTCAAATTCCTGCTCTTGTTCTTGCTCTTGCGGCTCAAAATTATTATTTGTCGATAATGATTCTTCGTGCCTTGCAAGTAATTCTTCTTCTATTTGAGCAACACTTTTTTCTTCTCCTTCTAGTAATTTAACTTTCATTTCCATTTTATTTGATTTTATTTTTTACAAAGTTATATAAAAAAATTTAATATTTTAACGAGGTGAAAATTCCCCCATATCAAACCCATCTAAACTATCCTCATTTGACTCAAAAGTCATAGGTCTACCTTGAGGAACATTAAATCCGTCTAAGTCATCTTCACTATTTTGGAAATCTATAGGGGATAGATTATTCTTTCTTTGATTTATTAGTTTTGATTGTTCAGTATTTTGTTGGCTTATTCTTTTTGCTTTAGCATCTTCTCTCTCATTCTCTCTAGCCTTCAAGTTGTTTTGCTGTAAGCCACCTAATTGCATATTGTAATCAAACTCTACTGCCATCAATTCTTTTTTGAGTTGAGCTTCTGCTGTTAATTGCTGAATACTAAACTGAACCTCTGCTTGCTTTAATTTTAACTTAGCATCAGATTCCATTTGTATTTTTTGCATAGCAGTTTGCATCGCTAATTCTTGAGACTTTAATTGCTGCTGTGCTTGCATTGCTTGCATCTGCATTTTATTTTGGTCTTCTCTATCTTGCTTCTGACTTCTCTTCATCTTCAACAGTTGATTTGCAAGTTTGAGATTTCTCAATTCTCGAATATCAATAGCATCTTCAAGATTTATATCACCTTTAGATAAAGCCATTTGTATGTTTGCTTCAAGCTGTGCTTTTTGTTCTTCATCAGGAGACACTTCAATAAAAATTCCAAAGTCATAAATATATAAATCAGAAATATCATTTAATATTGATACATTATACTTTCCAATTTTATTTGCAAAATCATCTTTAAAATCAGCATACTCTAATATATCTCCTACTCTATAAGTTAATGCTTCTGCTAAACTTCTATAGATATATAGACCACCTTCAAGTATATGTCTTGTTGCTGTATTTGAATTTAATGCCGCTAATTTTTGAACACCTACTAATGAATTAGGGTCAGGCGTACTTCCATCTCTTGCTTCATTCAATCCTGTTACAGACCTAATCATGTCCATATAATGGTTGTAATTAGATATTAACATTTGGGTTTTGCTCAATCCTGAATTTGAAGTTAATTGAGTAATAGGAACTTTTGCATTGTTAAAGTCACCCTCTTGAGTGTAACTTCTTCCAATAACACTACCTGTTTGAAAATACAGTCTTAATGCATCTTCAGGGTTGTATGCAGCACCTGTACCCAAGTCTACTTCATTTAATCCGTCAGCGTCAATAAAAACACCATCAGGGACAACTCTTGCAATTACTTGCTGTAACTTTAAGTGCGTTATTTGTATTAGGTCAGTAAATGGTATCATTCGTCTAACTAAAGACTCTATGTTACCCTTATACATTCTTGGAGCGTTAGCAACGTAATTTGGTAGTGCATGTTGAGATGATGATTTAGGGCGAACCATATTTTGAGCCATCTCCCACTTAATGAGAATATTTGTTCCCATAACCATTATACCATCATACCAAACATCAATGGTTTTTTCAATTTTAACAAAATTGTTTTCCTCCATCATTTCAGTAGGAGGATTAAAGGTGTCATCTTTTTCAATAACTCTTGAGCCACCGCCTTCAAGCAATTTCTTTTTATATACTACTTTCTTTGTTGTTTTATAATTAAAATAAAGTAGCGTACAAGTATCTTGAGAAAATAAACTATTCTCGTAAAATTGAGATACATTATAATAGTCATACCAACCTTGACTACTTTTAGATATTTTCTCTAACTCTTCTTTTTTTAATGTAGGTTTAATCTTTAATAATTCTGTAATTGGAAGTGTTTTAATTTCACCCCAATAAAAACAATCATCAAAAGTTGGTGACTCAGTATAACTGTAAACAACATTAGCAGGGTCTACATATGAAACACATACACCTGAACCTAAAAGAAATTCGTGTTTTGCTATACCAATGCCTATTACTGTTAAGTCATAGTCTATTCTTTTTCTAGTGTCTTGGTAATGGTTTTCATCAAAGATTGTATTAATAGCTTCTTCTTCAGCAATTTCAATAGCAGGTTTGTAATTTAACTGCATATAAAGCATTAACTCCTCGTCTGATTTAGGTAAATCTTCAGGGGGCATAATAAATGGATTGACTCCTGTTTTTTGTTGAATAACTTCAAGTGGAGCTTTTGCTACCATTTGTCCTTCAACCATGTCTTGGAATCTACTTCTTTTTTGTTGCGACATTGCGTCTTGAGAATATGCCTTAACTTTAAATAGTCTATCTGACATACCATTAACTACAATATCTACAAACTTTGGAAGAATAGGAACAGGTGTCCAATCTAAATTTAGGTAAGACAAGTCACCATCAATCGCTAATTCATTTTTGTATTTTGCAATAGACTGTTCTCCACGAGCATACAGTCTGAGTCTATGGAAATCTCTCCATTGACTATAAAATCTACAAGACCCGCCATCCTTTCTAAACCATTCATATTGAATAGCTTGTCCAACTTGAAGGCCAAATTTTTCTGTTGCTTTTTCGCTGTCTGTTGCTAACTGACTTGGGAATGAAGCAGATGTTATGTCTATTATCGTATCTTTCATTCAATTAATTGACTTGTATTTCCATCATTACTATATCTTGCAAAGTTAATGCTAATTTTTGATTCTTTTTTCTCCGGTATGTATATATGTTTTTGATTAGCCATTATAGCTAATCCCGAGCTAATTGAAGCGTCAAACTTAGTCCTGTCGTTTATATCAAATTTAGCCCAATCTTCTAGTGTTCTTGTAAAAGGCATTGTGCCTATTTCATCTGAATCCCTGTAGTTACCTGCTAAGTCCATTCCTATAAATTTCTCTATATAGGACTCAATAGCAGACGCGTGTGATTGCTTTACATCTTCAGATGAGTTTGGTATACCACCTAGTTCACGTTCTGTCTTAGACAGCTTGTTATACAACTTGTCAGGCCTGTTCAAACAAAACCCCCTATATCCTCTATTTTTAAAATGATATAGTAGCCTTGGCTTATTGTTTTCTATTAGTATAGGCATACCATAAAAAATACAAGCCATTAGTACTTCTTCAAAAAATATTTCCGCAGTTTGCGGTCTTGCAATATACTCTAAAAAAAATTCATTTACAGGAGCTTCATCCATGTGGAATTTTGTCATTCCATGTAACGATCCGTTTGAA